CGCAAGAAAAGCACCATACTTGCGCACCTTTCTTGACACTTTGGGATAGATGATATCATCTGAAATCTTCTTGTCCCAAATTTGTATAAAGTTGAAGATGTTATTAAGAATCACAAGAGTCTCAATCGTCACATCTTTTTGGAGAAATGCCACTAACAGTTTTGGAAACTGCCCATCTTCAACTTTAAATAGATTGTTAAACTCTTTTGGATCTGGGCAAATCTTCTGCAGATCTTCCAAATATACTTTGCTCATGGAATCGGTGGTTCGTTTCCAATCCCTATAAGTTTCTTCAGCCTGATCTTCAAGAAGTGACTTGGTCCAGTTATCGTCACTGTGTACAAAATTAGCAACCAGAAATGGAACCATCTCATCGTCGCGATACTTCCGCGCAAGACGGTGGAATAGAAACTTGTCACGGCGTTTTTGAAATGCATCTACTGATACTCGAGTTTTGCCATCATATTGAAAGAAGTTATAACTCTCTGAAGTGAAATGCAACTTGATGGCTTGATAGATGCAATACAAATCGTATCCATTCATAGAGGCAATCGACTTCCTCGCGGCAAGAATCTCAACTCCATTGCTTCACCTTCAATGATACTCTTCAGAGAATCATTGATCAAACTTGCAGCAACTTCAATCTCAAGATTATTTCTTTCACAGTATGAAGTGATTGCATCCATATGATCGATCTTTTCTTGGATTGCTAAATTCATGATCATCATAGAAAAGTTATTTTTTTCTTCGCGGCTTGCCATATTAGATCTCATATTCACTCAAGGAATTGTTCAACTGCTGAGTCACACGAACAAACGTTGTGCGCTTACTCAACTCTTTCAATTCACTTGCCCCCACATAAGTACATGCCGAACGTAATCCACCCAAAATATCTTGCAGTGTTCTACTCACTTCACCACGATATGGAATCTCTACAGTCTTGCCTTCAGATGCTCTGTAATTGGCAACACCACCATTATGCAGATCCATTGCAGTATCAGAACTCATTCCGTAGAATTTATTTCCGCCCAGTGCACTCGCTCCGCCTTCCTTATGACCTGCCAACATTCCACCAAGCATCACGAAATCGGCTCCCGCAGCAAATGCTTTCACAACGTCCCCAGGAACGGAACACCCTCCATCCGCTATGATATGACCCTTGAGACCATGAGCAGCATCCGCACACTCAATCACTGCACTCAACTGCGGGTAGCCGACGCCTGTCTTTTTGCGTGTAGTGCAAACAGAGCCAGGACCAATACCAACTTTCACGATGTCAACACCGCCGATAATTAGTTCTTCTGTCATTTCTGGTGTGACAACATTACCTGCCATCAATACAACATAAGGATAACGATCACGAAAATGACGAACGAAATTTACAAAGGCTTGTGTGTAACCATTCGCAACATCAATACAAACTCTCATGTTTCGATTTCCGACGATATTATACACTTCATCGAATTTCTTTAAATCTTCGCCAGAAGTGCCAAGAGAATAGATGCTACTGTCTAATCTTCGCGCAAAGTGACTATTTAATTCAGGTTCACCATAATGTTTGGTCAAAGCAACCATACAATTATGTTTGGCAAACTCTAAATCCATCTCTAGAGTGCCAATACCATCCATGTTTGCAGCAATAATTGGAACACCTTTCCAACTGTTGCCACTTCTGAAAGTGAATGTTCTTTCTAGATTTACTTCGCTTCTTGAAGAAAGGTTAGAACGTTTCGGAGTGATGAGGACATCTTTATAGTCCAACTTAACGTCTTCAATAATTCTCATAAAGCCTCAATGATAAAAAATATGATTACCAATTTTACGGATTAGTCTTTTCTTCTCTGCCCAAGAAGGATCAACATAGTCTGCGTGAAAGTATTTCGCAGATCCAATTATACCGTACTTCCTGTCTAAAATCAATATAGTCTCAGCAATTTGCAAAGACTCTTTCCATGCTGCACGATTGCGAATTACTTTCTTTCCCTCGCACACCCAAGAGAATTGGCAAGTGCCTTTGGTCTTTTGATAAACTACTGCACAAACAGAACGAGGGAATTGCTTACTCTTTACACGATTCATTGTGACTTCAGCCACGGCAATTTTACCTGCGCGTGGTTCACCCTTTGCCTCGAAGTAAATGTTTTTTGCAAGGCAATCAACTTCTCGCATGACGTTTTGCTTTTCGTCATAACTGAGTTTCAAAAATTTCATTTCATGAGACATATCATTGACCTGAGTGGCAAGATATGAATTTTGAGTTTGGTATGCTGACAACTGAGCAGTTAGAGATGCTTCTTGTATTGCCAACATTCTGTAAGGGATAAAGATTCCGAAGAATATTAGGGAGAATAATCCACCCCACATACAGAACAAATTGTGATTGCGATCAAAATATTTTTCAACATTATGTAATATATCTACTGCATTCATGTTTCAGTCTCCATTATTGCAGTGGAAAGAAAAGGTTGGTGGTTCGCACCACCAACCCAGACCTTTCTGTTACCAAGCGGTCAACTCTGGTATACTCCTACCGCAATTAAGCGGCTAGTGGGAGTTCCTGATCGTAATATGCGTCGTTTGCATTTACATTTATTTGCGCTGATTGAGTCAGTCGCCTCACTGGTTGCTGTCAGGTTATTACTTGCCCTGTCGAAGCCAAATTCATCCCCATAAGATAGCCACCACGTACATTTCTGCAGAGGTGATGGGCATTTGGTGGAGATGTCGGGGGTCGAACCCGAGTCCAGAACACCTTTAATTGTCAGTTTACAACCATTAATCAACTAGAAACTGTGGCTTTGTCTGTTCATTCAATGATTTCTGTTGCTCTTCAAGATACTTCTTGTATTGCTCAGATGTCATTGCATGCAAACCAATGCAATAGCCAGTCGGACTGCGTCCGCATGCGCATGGATATTGTTTCACTTCAGACATATTATACTCCCAATAATAGAAAAAGGTAGTATTATTTAGCCAGTTAAGCGTCCTTTGGTACTTCTGCACAACGCGAGAACAAATAGGCTTTTGCTTGACGCATTTCTGAGTTGCTCAAAAAGCCATCTTGATTCTTGTCTGCTCTTTCAAACAATGCACTTGATACTGTGCAATAACGATTTACATCTTCAAAAGAAACTTTGCCATCCTTGTCAAAGTCATACTGAGCCACACGATCTTGAGCCATCGCTGGCGCAGATAACATAATCAATCCAATGATTAATTTCTTCATTTAAGTTTTCCTTTATTTTGATAGAGTTGCTTCACCAACCTGACGATTGCACTGGCAAAGTTCACCCGTCTGCAAAGCATCGAGGATACGAAGTGTTTCCTCTGGATTGCGTCCGACGTTTAGATTATTCACAGTGACATGCTGAATGATTCCATCTGGATCAACGATAAACGTTGCGCGAAGAGCAGCACCTGCTGGCTTGTAGAACACACCGAGTTGCTGAACGAGGCTGTTTGTATCTTCATCCCATACATCTTCAAGATCGCGTGCTGTGTCAGCAAAGAACCAGCAAGTGGTTTTCTTGAGATCTTCGTGAGCATTTTTCCATGCCAACTTACAGAATTCGTTGTCTGTTGAACCGATCAAAAGAACCGCATCGCGGTCAGCGAAATCTTTGTTCAACTTATCATAGGCAACAATTTCTGTTGGGCAAACAAAGGTGAAGTCCTTTGGATAAAACACAACGACCTTCCATTTGCCTTCAAAAGAAAGATCTGTAATAGTTTCAAAAGCATTATCTGGAGTGAGAGCACCAGGCTTGACACCAGTAACTGCGAAATTCTTTACCTTATCTCCAACTGTCTTCATGTTCAAACTCCTGTATAATGAAAACCTATACGAAACCTATACGAGTAATTATATATGACAAAAGATGCCTCTGTCGCATCTTTTTGCGATAATTTAATTCAATAGAAATGATTGATAGAGGCTATTAGGCGACGAGATTATACTCTTCGCGGAGAATCTTCTTGTATGGTTTGCCTTCTTTGATCAATTGCTCGACAAGAGCGAGACGATCACGCAATTCCCAACGACCATCTCGCTGTAGTGCTTCGATGATCACACTCAATTCATAATCATTAATTGGCAGGTCCATAATATCCATCCTCATATGCTTCACGTTCAAGTTCACGTTGTTGACGATTCAATCGACTCACGCAACCAGAAATCCACTGGTTGCGCAAATTTCTATCATAATCATATCGATGAGGAACTCGGTGTTGACACCATCTTCGAAAGTCATGGTGATCTAATCTCGAGAATTCGTCTCGATAATTCGAATTCAAGACTTGATCACCCATATTGTAGCCAAGAATCGCGCCAATTACAGTCGCAGCCTTACGACCATCACCGTCGCCGATGGTGCTGCCAAGTGCGCCGCCAGCAATTGCACCCAACAATTGTTCCGTACTTTGAGCGTTTGCTACGATGCTTGAGCAACCAAGCAGGAGGGTGGCAGTGATAGCAGGAAAACATTTCATTTAACTCTCCAACTGATAGGATTATTATACTAAATTACACAAGCAAAGGCAAGTTATTCTTGGTTCGATATGCCTCGATGTATTTAAGCAATTCTTGCTTGTGTAGTTCTAACTCATCCTCTTTGACCACAAGAGTTTGGCAAAAATTAGCGGTATCAACGCCGATGAGGATAATGACTTGCTTGGCATCTAGACCAGTCATCTCGTAGAACATCTGGCGATAGGCAGCGGCTTGCATAAAGTAGTTGCCGATGTTCTCTTTCTTCTTGAGACGAACTGAAGTCTTAAAGTCGATTACAGAAAGGATCCCGTTATGCTCAGCAATACAGTCTACAGTCCCAGCAAGTTTGAGTTCGTGAGAGAACAAACGATCTTCCAAGCAATGGATGTTATTGACCTTTGCATCTATTTCTTGCTTCATTCGAACGAAAAGAGACTTGACGTTCGGTAACATTTCGAGAGAGGAGATGTCCTCATTCTTAAGATACATCTCGAGTGCTTTGTGGACGCTAGTCCCTCGAGTGGTTGCTTTGCGAGAGACTTCGTTTGCTTTGGCTTCACCGACTCTCTTGCGCCATTCTAGAATTGCTTCTTTCCCATAATCAGAAAGAACTGTGGTGACAGACGGATACCTCTCACCAGTCGGAGTGACGTAACAGCGAGTGCCGTCGACGTTCTCTTGCAAGAGTTTGGGGAAATCATGGTGTATATGGTTAAACATTATAAAGTATCTCTATCATGACCGACATAGTCTATTGTATAACAAAGTCAAGTAAAAGTCAAGTATTTTCTTGCTTTTCATATTTCTCAACAGCAATCAAGAAGTCTTTGACAAGACTACTGCGAACAATATCTTCTGTTGTAAATTCGATATTCGTAAACGAGTTCATAGTCTTGGCAACTTCATGGAACTTCCGAAGTCCACTCTTGTCTTTGCTATTGCGATAAAGATCTGTTTGTTTGTAATCACCACAGAAGATAATCTTCGAACGATGACCAACTCGAGTCATAATTGTCGTCAATTCTTCCCAAGTCATATTCTGACATTCGTCGACGATGATGACAGCATCATCGAAACTCATACCGCGAATGAAACTAGTAGAGATGAATTCAATACGACCACATTCTTTCATCGCATCATAAGCATCACGACGACCGAACAACGTATGACAGATCTGCATATAAGGTTGTTCATACAAACTCATTTTTTCCTCTACAGATCCTGGAGTGAATCCAAGATCACGAGACTGAACAGCAGAGCGAACAATCACGATGCGATGAAATGGTGATGAGCGATCGAGGACTTCTTCAATTGCTTTGTAGCAAGCAATGAACGACTTACCAGTACCTGCTGAACCACAAAGCATCGTAAAGTAATCACCACGAGCATAGGCTTCAAAGAATTTTGCCTGATTTGGTGTCAGTGGTTCGAACTTTTTTAATTCCGCTGCTTTGATTCGCGGCGGTTTCTTCTCAGTAACCTCTGAAGTGATTTCTATGTAACTGTTTGAATTTCCATTTTTCTTTTTAGACAAAATTATCCCCCCAATACTTTATGCTTCTTTAGAACCTGCTCTGTCTTAATTTGTTTTGTTTTCTTCTTCAAAACTCTATCTGCAAGTGGGCTGATTGGATTCTGTTCAGCAATTTTATGCATGACTTCTTTCCAAGTATTATCTGTTTTCTTTCCAGCCATATCACCAATGCCACTGTAACTGAACAGTGGTGCTTCACTGTAGTATCTTTCTAAATGCGGATTCTCTGCCTTAAATGAATCATAGGCAGTAACTGACATGGTATGTTCTTCAATCGCTTTTGTTTTTGTATTCAAAAACTCATAAATTGGCATAAATCACCCACTATATCTTTTTGACTTCCCATCTGGCTTGACATGATGAGCAACAAACTTCACGTTTGGAAATTCATTCTTAAGAGCAAGAAAATGGTTTAAATTTTCTTCGCTGTCATCATGAAGGCTCACATGAGTAAAGTCTCCGTTTGACAATTGATTTCGAATAATATCTGTTTTCTTTTGCGCAACTGTTCCTTCGCCTTTGTTGCCTGCGCGATAGACATGAATGTTATCGATGTCTACCTTTTGTTTTCTAAAGGCATCTAGGAAACGATCTTTGTCGTCGAAGTCTGCTCGAGCGGTGTTAATAATCACTTTGCCGCTAGTTTCTTTCGTGCGATCATGAAGGCGACGCATCTTTTCGAGCATGCGCTGATTCGGTTTCGATTCAGTATCGAACTTCTCTGCAGAACGAAACTCCGAGTAATCGTACTGGTGACCTGGAGGAAGTTTATGTGTGTTATATTCGGAGTTTGAGAGAGACTGAACGACCTTATTGTCCTTCATCACGCGAATCTTTGCTGTTGTGTGGAACAGCGTATCGTCCACGTCAAAGACATGGAGTCCGCGACCTTGACTTTTCTCTTCCAGTAAAAAGGTATAAAAATCTAGCATACCTTTATTTATACCAGGAAGGCACCTCACGATTCGTCCATCGAGCAAAACGTTTCTTGTAGACTCGATAATAATTGTGATAAGCAGCGATCGAGTTCCCAGGAACCTTCACATCCTCTGGCATGGCTTGCGGAGGCTCAGAGAATATACCCGTTCGAGGAATATTGTCAGGAGCGAAACTGAGTTTCTGAATGACCAGCGACGACTTGTGCTGCTTATCATTCGCGCCGCCATAGCGGTGGCGATATTCCTGACAGAGTTCAGAAGCCATATTCCAGAGCCACTGGTAGTGATCGAAAGACTCACGAACCCAAATAGCAGAAGGATGATTCCAACTCACTGCATGATACATCGTATCTTCGCGATACTGATCTAACTTCCAGCGATGAATCTTGCGATTGTTTTTGCTTTTGTCGAAATAGTGATTACCATCTAGAATCCGATGTGCTGTTGAAAGCAATTGCGCATACTCAACAATCATCTTGACAACATGTTTGTCGCAATGATGTTGCGCGCAGGTTTTATGATCCGTATCCAGGTAGAAGATGTTCATGTGGCACCTCTAAAGTTCTATCTTTATCTTCCCAATATTCTTCAATTGCACGTTTGGCGTATTCAAGTTCAACGTACTGACCAAGGATCAATTCCTCAGCAGCATTGATTGGAATCTTGGCACCCCAAACAATCGTATGAACAACATTGTACGCATGACCTACAATTAATCCATTATGCGATTGATGATAGTAATGATTGTTTTTATCGGCAAGACGCCATTGACGTTTCATTATTTGACTCGAGTGATTAATGCACCACACTTATTTGTGTAGATGCTTGGTGAGATTTTGTTGATTCTAAATTTTCTATTGGTCATGTGATGGGCGATAGAACGAATCGTGCTCAAATGATTTTGTAACGTTAAGTTAGATTTTCGATTGATAAAGGTTTGTTGTTTTGGTTCTAACGACATTATGATCTTTGTGATGTTCATTAGTTTGTACTCACGACTTGTTCAACACGACCATTGACTTTGTAAACTAGGCGACAACGATTTTCACCACGTGGATCATTCGCAACAAAATTATCGAACATAGATTCTGCAACACGCTCATTGTTAGATCCTGGACCATCAATCCAACTTCCATGACGACGATATTGTATCACATATGAACCATAATCATCACTGGAATGCGAGAAAGAGCCACCACCTTTAGAAAATGCGCCGAATAATCCTTGCAAAAATGCTCGTTGATGTTCGGGATTAGACCAGTCCATCTTACGAAATG